ATTTTCCCCGCCTCTTAATCCTTTGTCTTTATAAAACTGCTTAAAAATCCAGTGTTGAACACTCGATGGATTTAACGATAAAATAGTTATATTTCTTTTATTTAAACTTCTTATTGATAAAAATACCTTTTCAAAAGTTTCATAATCTGGCATTTCGTCTGCTTCATCAACCACAAAAGCATTAAACTGCTCCAAAGATTTAAGGTTTGCTGTTTGTTGATAAGAGCCTGTTTTAATACCTTTAAATGCTATTCGCTCTTTGCCTCGCTCAATGTGTGTAATCGTGTTGTTTACATACGGCTCAAACCCTAATAACTTTATTTTGTCATCAACGTTTGGCTTAATACTATCAACAATTGAAACGTTGGTGTAACGAGTGAATAAAACAGAATAGTCATAGTTTACCAAACCAATAGTTGACCATAAACCAATATTATAAGACTTTGCAGAATACCGACCGCCCGTTATAATAACCGTATCAACTTGCGGGTGTTTGCCCTCTAATAGTTGAAATAATGGTAAATATTTCGGGTGTATAATAACATTACTCATTTTGAGGTGCTTCAAAAATGATTTTTGGGGGTTGGTTTATTGTTTGACCGCCTGATGTGATGTCTATATTTTTTATCGCTTCAACTCCAAAAATAGCACTAATATTTTTTAAAATACTTTCGCAATTTTTGTAATCCTCTAATTGATAATTTTTATTATAGAGGTCGTAATATTGTGCTAAAATCTCGTTTCTTTTATACTCCTTTGCAACGGTATATTCATTTGTTATTTCTTCCCTTGCTTTGTTTAAATAGTTGTCAACTTGTCGCTCCCCTATTTTATAGTTTTCGGCAAAATATTGAATGATGTATTTTCTGTTAAATCCTTGTAAAATTAACAAATAACATTCATTTATGCGTTTTTCCATTTCTGAACTATCCGCTTTGTAATTTTCCCTTTCCATTTGTTAAATTTAGAATGGTGTAAAATTCGGACTATTTGGGTTTGTAACTCGTCTGTTTGGCGTAGTTGTTGAACGTCTTGACGCTGTTGATCGACCTCTTGACGTACCTCCTTTTGAACTTGTTGATGCCATGATTAAAAAATTAAATCTGTTAATAAATTATTTCTAACTGATTTGTTTATAGTTTTGTATTTTTCTATAATTAAATCATTTGTTTCTTTGACAAAGGTATATAATTCTTTGTTATCCTCAATACAAAAATGCTCAATGTTTGAACTTGAACGCAAATTAGCCGAACCATGTATAACAATATGCTTATTACCTTCGGTTTTAAAACTACAAATTTTAAAATGTGTGCCAGCTGCTGCTAATTGAAACTTATTATCAATGTCTAATTGTTCGTATGTGCTTTTTATTAATTTGTTTCTTTCGTGGCTAAAAAAATAATCTGATACGATTAAATCTAATTTTTGGATATAATCTTTTTCAATTAGGTTTTGCAAACTATCAATATTATCTTGGCTATATGATAAAGTTGATATTTGCATTTCTAAAACGTTTATATTATTTTCAACTATAAAAGCCTCGATAAAGTCCCCAAAAATAAATGAACCATCAACAATACAAAAAACCTTATCTAATTCTTTAAAGTCAATATCTTTTGCGAGTTGTAAAGCATTTCTATATTTTAGCCTTTTATATGGTATGTCTTTTGTTTTTGGCGGTTTAATATATCGGTTGCCTACTTTAGCACTTTGTAAAGTGTTAAAATTTAAAGGGTTTTTATTAAATGCTTTTAACTCATTCATTCTGCAAATATACTAATTAAAATCTTTTCTATACTTATAATATTCAGTTTCGCTTATTTCTTGATAATTGATTAAAAAGAAATTTGTTTTTCCTTTGTCGTTTTGGTCATTAAGATTTTTTATGTACTCAAAAGGATGTATCGCTATTAACTCGTTCCAATAATGATATTGGTTTGGTTTGGATTCTGATTTGCAAAAAATAAAATAGTATTTCATTTCACAAAAGTATTAAAAAACCTACGAATAACATAACCTCTAATAAACGAAACGATAAAGAAAACAATTGTTATAATTATGTTTTGCTTAATTGTTACAGGAATGTTTAATAGGGGATATAAAAATAACTGAATAACAAAACTTGTTATAAGCCCTACAATGATGTTTGTAAGGCTTTCAATTACTGAATGTTTTTTAGTTTGGCTCATGTGTTTAAAAATTAATCATGTTCCGGCATATCCTTTGCCGTTGCTATGCCGTAAATAAATAAAGCTATGCCTACTATTAAAATAATTGCTATTGCTCCCATTTGTTAAATATTTCTTTGTTCATTCTTTTTGCTTGGTCAATAGATACTCCAGCCCAATACAATTGATGCTTAAATATCTGCGTGCCTTGTTTGTTGTAATACCTATAACCCATTAATTGGCTATGGTATTCTTGGTAACTTAATTCGTATCGTGTCATGGTGTTTATGTGTTTAAAAACCGCCTCAAGCCGTAAGGCGGTGTGTAATTAATAACTCTAAATTATAAATCATGAAAAGAACGTTGTCGGCTTGATTTGACAAATGTACTAATTAAAATTTAAACTGCTTTCAAAAATCTGAAAAATTTCTGTTTTTTTTCTGTTGCTAAATTTCATCAAATCACTTTTTAAAAAAAATAACTCCCCTTTGATGTTTTTTGAGTAGATTTTTTTTGAAGCAACCAAATAATCAAACTTACCTTTGTTGATTTTTAAAAATATTTTTGCTTCCGTTTTGGTTAGAATTTCGTCGGTCATTTTAGAAAAGTGTTAATGTAGAGTTTAATTCATCAACGCAATCTTTATGGTTTTTAGCATTTAAAGCAAAATAACTATCTTTTAATTCAATTGATATTGATTTTCTGTTCATTTTTAATGCACAAAAACCCTCGCTACCAATACCACCAAACGGACTAAATATAGTTTCGTTTTCATTTGAATACAAATGTATAACTCTTTCGATAGTGTCTAACTGTAAAGGGCATATATGTTTTTCGTCATTGCCATCACGACCTGACCTATATTGCAAAGTCCTTGAGTAGTCAATATCATACCAAACAGGTGACGCATATTTTTGCCATAAATCAACAGGTAGATAGTCTTTTCTGCTTGGGTCGGTGTCTTGATGTGTTATTGGGTTTTCATTTTCCCCCTCGTTTCTAAAAAATAAAACGTAATCAGGAATACCTACCCTTGTCATTGAACTATCTTTTTTTATAGTTTTATGAAGTAATCCCAGGGCTTTAGTTCTTTGCATTTCTGTAACTGGGTTTTTCCAAATAGTAACTCTTGAATGGTATATAAAACCCTCGCTTTGAAACCAATCAATTAACATTCCTGAAAAGTCACGCAATCCGATATAGCCCTCTTTACCTTTTTGAATAGGTAAATCCATACAATGAATAGCACAAATACGCCCTGATTTTAATATTCTTTTTAACTCAGGGATAAGAAATTTAAAATGTTCCTCAAATTGCTTATAATTTGCAACATTACCCATATCCTCTTCTTTATCTGAATATACATATAACTCAGCAAATGGCGGACTAAATACAACTAAATCAGCTGAATTGTCTGATATTTTTTTGCTTTCTTGAACGCAATCACCATTTAATAAATGATATTTGTCTGTTTTTATTTCTTTGTTGTTTATCATTACTTTTGATTTTGAACTTTTATAATCTGCTTCGCTTGAGTATTTAGCCATTTCTTGTATCATTTCAAAATGTCTATTCTGTTTTTCTAATATTGTAGACCTTACATTTGTTTGACTTTCAGGCACTAAAATATGTACTTTAACCTTGTTTTTTTGACCAAACCTATATGAACGCCTCACAGCCTGATAAAACGCTTCAAATTTAAAATCATAAGATGTAAATACCATGTTAGCACAATTTTGATAATTCATACCAAAGCTTGCTATTGATGTTTTTGTAATAAGATTTTGAAAATCATTTTTTGCAAATCCATTTAAGTGTTTTGCTTTAAATTCTGGAGTGTCCGACCCTTGAACATTTACACTATTTTTAATTTCTTTTTTTAGTATTTCTGCTTCGTCGTTTTTTAATGTCCAAATTAACCACTGCTCATTTGAATTATTTACAAGTTCTTTTGTTTTTTCAATCCTTAATTCAAACGACCTTTTTAAATCTTTGTGTAAATCGGTTGCACTTACGGCTACATCACCAAACAATGAACTCGTATTATTTTCAACAGGTATAATGTGTTCTATAAATTCAATATCAGGCAAATCATATCCTTGATGACAAAATCCTAAAGTATCGGGTTTGTCGCAAGCCATTGACCACGTACATACGTATTTCCAAAAAGGGTCTTTAGCGTGTTTTCTTAATCTCCATTTAGACGTTTCCCCGCCATCGTGTACAAAATACATAGCAAGCATTTCTAAATATCCCATTGCCCCTAAAAATTCAGAATGCTGTCCAAGTTCCATATGGTCGTTTGGCGAAGGCGTGGCTGTGCAAGCTAATTTATAAGGTGTGTTTTTAAAAGTAGTAATAATAAGGTTTGAAAGTTTACCATCTCGACCTTTCAATATACTGCTTTCGTCTAATACAACGCCTGAATATTGATTAATGTTTTCAATATTTTTTAATTGGTCATAGTTTGTAATATCAAAACTTTTTAAATTTATACCAAACTTTAATGCTTCATCTTTTGTTTGTTCTACAACCGCTAAAGGCGCAAGTATTAAAACTTTTTTCTTTGTTTTATTAAAAACAGCCTCAGACCATGATAACTGCATTAATGTTTTTCCAAGTCCACAATCAAAAAATAAAGCAAACTTACCTTTTTTTAATGCTGTTTTAATAGCATATTTTTGAAAATCAAATAAGTTTTTGTTTAGTTTGTTTTCGTTAACATCAAATCCGCTTTCAATAAACGTTTTTCGTTTTGTTTCTAAAAATTCCTGATATTCCATGTGTTTAAAATTTAGTTGTTAATTTTCTTTGCTATCCCTAAAATACTCTTACTATCTTTTTGAAACGCCTTTAAAATAAAAGCTATTTCTCCAAAGTGTTCAATACCTATTTCTGACATTGTTTTTATCATTGCCTCAAATGCGCCTTGAACGTCATCAACTGCGTTAAACTCACGATTAAACATTTCGTCTGCGACCTTTAATTTGTTGGCTAAATTTAGCTTAAAATTTTTTAGGTTGCTTTTTTCTTTGCCTGTAAATATTCCTGCAGGCTCAATCGTCTGTACGCAAAAGTCTAAACTTATTAAACTTTCTAAAACTGCTTTTTGTTGTTTAGGGCTCATGGTCTGTAAATATTTCCAAAGGTTTTAAACAAATCATTTAACTGCTCATTTTTCGGCTCTATTATAAACTGCTTTAAAGTAAGCAATTCAATAACTACTTTACCATAAGATAGCGCATTGTATAAGTCATTAGTCTCAATGCAGTCCTCTTTTTGTTTTTCGTTGTGCTTAACCATTTGGTCAATTTTACTGATAATCTCTTGTGTTGTTTTCATAATGTCTATGTGTTTAAAATTCTCTACAAATATACAAATGTTATTTTAATAAATTATAATGTTATAAAAAAATTTAAGAAAGTTTTAACATTTGGTTATATCTGCAAACATTTATAAGTCCATTCAGGTTTTTTATTAAGTTTTAACCATTCACCAAAAGACATCGTTTTTTCAATTTTTTGGTCGGTTACTTTATGCCATGCAATAACCTTAACTAATGTTTCTTTGGACAGCATCTTGAAAATCTTTTAAATTTCTAATTAACCAATATTCATACCCAAGTGCCTCAACTCTTTTTTGAAAATATTTTTGAGCTTCTGATTGCGTGCCTTTATCGGTTTTGTTTTCTACAAAAAAAACTTTATCTTTAATGACCACAATACAATCTGAGGCACCTTTTTCAATAACTGCGCTTTTATCTTTATAAGTATATTCATTTGGGACCGGAATAATAATTCCAAGTCCTTTTCTTTGATATTCGTTTCTAAACCATGCAATTATATTAATCTGTAAAGTGTGTTCTTTAAAATGGCGAGTCATCTTCAAATATTGTTTGTTTGTTTGTTTTGTAAAAAATCCATCTAACTGAATGGCTTCTGCCTTGCTCAGTTTCAATTTTGTAAAATTTACCAAAAGTTTCAAGCCATAAAGTAAATTTCTTTTGTGTTAACCATTTTTTAAAATCGGGATAGTCATTTGTGAATTTTACAAAATACTCAGATTTATCTAATCTTTGGCCTTTTGGTAAATTTTCATCATCCTGGCTCCATTCGTAAAACTCAAAAGATGTTTCTTTTATAAATTTACGAACTTCTAAATTATTAAAATTGTGAGATACTAAACCTTTTTCTAAATAATATTGAATGCAATTAATCATAAAATTATCAAACATTAACCATTCATTATTATCCCAATCACTAAAAAGCATATGACCAAATTCATCAAGCGGTGTATGTTTGTAGCTAAAATAATCTGACATTTCAACTTCAAATTTTCTACGTTCATGCGAACCACCAACGCCGCCAAGTGTATAATTTGTAGTTATTAATATTTTCGGTGATTTTTCAACCGGGATAGTTATTGCATCCTGACCTTTATATTCAAGTGTAATACCCTCAGTTATTAAACTAAAAAGACTTTCAAAATTAAAATTTTTCTTAACGTCATCAAATACTAAAACTTGCGTATCTGTTGAAACGGTTTGATATGGAAATGATTTTGTAAATTCAAATGCTTTACCATCAATCCGGTCAACTTTTTTCATATGCTTTAATGCATTCCAAAATAAACCCTTACCACTTCCACCATTAGGATTTTCTGAAACGGTGCAATCATTAAAAATAACTGCTTTGTTATCTGCTGAGGTTTTAAATGAATGCATTAAATATCCTATTACTGTTTTAAATGAATTGTATTTTTGAACATCTTTACCGGAAATTAACCAAAGAAATGTTCTAAACTCGGCTTTGTGGTGGTCCATTGTTTTAAAATCACGGTCAATTATTTGCCTTTTCCAAATATATCCATCGACATCTAAATATTCAATTTTTTCAAAAGTATCTTTAGTTATTTTAACAACGCAATTTCTGTAATATAAAAAACATTCGTCTTTGTTGTCTTCTTTTATTTTTACGTCTGTTGTTGAAAGCATAGATAAAAAATCAGATTTAAAATAACTTGTATTTGATGCCATAAAATCATACGGACCATATCCAATATTTGAACGGTCCAAAATATTATTTAAAACATAATCTTTTATTCTTTTCTCATTTGTTTCTTCAAGTAAATTTTGTTCTTTTTTAATAAATGTAAATGTATTTGAATTTTTTGAAGGATAGTATTTAAAAAAATTATTTTGTTCTAACCAAAACTTAAATTTATGAATTGACAATTGTATTTTGCCTTTATCATTATAATACCAAAATTCATCAATATCAATATTTTCTCTAATTTTAGATATATCAACTTCTTTAAATTCCTTTTCAATATCTTTTTTATTTTTTCCTGATCGTATTAATTTTTCAATCTTTTCTTTTTTAGATACGTCTTCAAAAGATTTACAAGCACTTTGTTTTTTGTATGCTGAATTTACAATGCCTTCAATTTCTTTTTCTGTAAAATCTGTATTAATAAATTTTTTACATTCATGCAACGCGTCTGTTTTATCAACTTCAAAATCATTAAAAGCACAAGCTAATTTAAAAAGATTATTATTTCTACTACCTTTGTTTGCACCATATTTTTTTTGCCACCATGTCAAAAGATTTTGAATAATTTGATTTGAAGACGTTAATTTTACAATTGGCTCAAAAACTCCTATATCCTCAATTTCGGGTTCCTCTAATTCAATCCAAATATCTGAATTTTCATTTATGTAAATATCTGGGTCGTAACTTTCAAAACAAAATCTTGAAACATCTGAGCCACTTTCATCCCAATATTTTGAGTCAAAGTGTTTTTCAAGTGTTTTAAAATATCCTTTGTGATTTTCTTTTAATCCTGGCACTTTTACTAATACCTTTACACCTTTTCCACTTGGTGAAATCCATGCTGAAAAAATAAAGTTATCGTCACAAATAGAATTTTTAAAGTCAATAGCATTTTGTTTATTTTCAAACTTATCAAAATCTAAAATAATTAAACCTGAATGTTGCAATAAACCATTAATTGACCTATTTTGAAATTTACCATTAAAACACACTCCCGGTAAATTGCTTTTATTTTTTTGATAGTCATCATCTGACATTTCTCTAAGTTGTTCAACAAGTGTTTTTGATTTACCTGTTTTAATTCTATCGAGTGCATAAAACACATTTTTGTGAAAAGGAGTGTTTGGGTCCTTTACCGATTTAAAAATTGAAATAATTGCTGTTGTCATAAGTTTAAAAAAAAATATTCCAAAAAATCCACTGCTCACTACTTCAGTTTCATTTTTGGAATACTATAATATTTTCCTTTTGATTGTAGTGAGTATGCAAATATAAAACTTTATTTTTAATATAAGCGTGTTTTATCTGTTTTTTTTTATTTTTGATGTGACACGCTTAAAGTACTAATAAAATAAAGGGTTTTAATTGTTTTGCGTCGTATCGGCTACATTTTTTACCTTAAATGAAAATAAAAAAAACGTTTTTATCAAAAATGCTTTTTTTTACATATAAGTACTGAGTAGTTTTTTTTTCGATGTGACACGCTAAAAATAGCTTAATATGTTGTTTTTTAATAGTTTAATGTTTTTTTGATGTAACACGCTTTAAGTTTTGTTTTGATTTTTTCAAGTAAATATTCGTATGTACGCGGTTGACCATGTTCTAATTTGTTTACAAAACCATAGTTTTTTTTCAAATATTCCATAATTTTAAATTCTAACATCCCCGATGTGACGCGTTTTTGATAAATTTCTTCTTCTACATTATTTAATTTCCAAAGGTCAATATACTTATCAATTAAAATTTTATAGTAATCGTTTTTATTGTTTGTGGTCCTTTTAACAAACTCAGCTATTTTTCTACCGTTTGGAATAGGTACAACTGAAACTCTTTTTGTCATTTTATCTACCTTTTCAACTTCCGGGTCTTTTGAACCATGCGGGTTTAAAATTTTATTCAAATGATTTATGTTTGAATGACCACAATCCGGGCATGGCTCCCCTTCGCATCCAATAAAATTATATTCGCATTTTTC